GTGCATTGCAGCGCCGTGTAGCTGGAGTTCCCGAGGCCATCAGCGAGGATTCGCCAACTGCCGGAACTCTGGTTATATTCGTACACCCGGCTCATCGTCGCCGCGAAAAGTTTCCTTCCGGTCGAGAGCACCAGTTCCCCGAGAGCAGTTATGGCCTCGCGGCATCCCGGCCGGAAGAAAGTGTCGTCCCCGCAGTAGATGTAGTCGTAGGCGAACTCCGGGGAGTAAACTGGGAAGGAGTAGCCGTAGGGGTAGCTCTCAATGTCCTGCTCGGGAATGAACGTGGGGCATGAGGCGTAGAGGTACGAGAACGGGAAGTAAAACGGGTACCCAGTGTTGCAGGCCCCAGGAATCGGAGTATGGAAAACGTATGGATACCCCACGAATGGGTAGAAGATGTCGCAGCCACCGTAGCTCTCACCGTAGTCCGGGTAGTAGGCTGGGCAGTACGGCCCGGCCGCAGGAGGAAACACGTCATGCGCCGGGATCGTTGTCGCCGGATACTGGTAGGGATAACCGAGACCACTCTGATCGCCGCCGCCCATCGCGTGACCGACGTACGACCCGTAGTAACTCTGCCGGTCTACGAGCTGATCGTGAAGATCTTGGTTGTTGTAAGGATCATCGTCTGCGAAGAGGCGTCGCCACCCTCCGGCCCTTTGCCGGTTCCTTGTGGCCCGCGTTGTGGCATTTTTGACGAGCTTGAAATTGCCGAAGCCGATTTCATCTGGGCTGCTTAGACTGTCGAATAGCCCCGTAACCGGTTTCAGGGTGACGTTTTTGAAGTCGGCGGAAGCCATTTTTCACGTCTTCACAAATGGGAAGAGCACAGTGCAAGGATGCACCACATTGAACGGCTGCCCGCCACCCGTATCCTCAATCGGGTCTGTCCTGTACTGAGCCCCGGCCCCAAGTGACACATTCAGCCCACCGGCAGCGACTCGACCAAAGATCTCCGTCATCGGCGCCTTTGGTGGATGGTTGTGGGCGACTAACTCGTTCACCGTCTGCGTGTGGTTTTCCTCCCCAACATCCGGCGCGTTGATGTCTCGGAACGTCAGGCCGGTTCCGCTGCCAGCGCCAATCGGCGAGCGCCCCTGAATGTCTGGCACGTTGAACGTCGTGCTACCGTCGCCTGCGCCGTACCGGGTTCCGATGGCGCTGAACAGGGCTGCGTAAGTGGTCCGTGAAACTGCCTGGCCGTTCGCCAATAGCCATGCGTCTCCAGCGTTAGCTGAGGCGCTGTACATGACGAAACCGGGAGGAAGCAAGAAGCTGGCAATCTCCGTCTTCGCGGTGGTCGAGATCGATCCATCAGAGTCAAGGAACCAAGAAAAAAAGTCGCATAGCAACTGAGCGATGCCGAAGAATTTTGAAACTTTTACACACAGATCTGACTGCGCTGTCGGTACGGCATCGCAAAAATTCGAGGGCGTGGAAGGTGAGGGCATCGTTATGGGGCGTATGCTGGCGTTGGATACAACGAATGAGCATCGGCCATGAGTTGTTCCACCCCAGCCGAACAATCTCGTTTCGCCTCCGTGTCATGCTCATCCCCATAGCGGTAGCGAATCGTCCGCAGATTAACCGTGTAGGCATCAAAGTAGAACTTAGATGTCCCGGTGTCCTTCTCCTTCATGGCGACCTTGTGCTCGACGTAGTTGGTCACAGCCTCGCGGAGCTGCTGGTCTACCAGAACAAGATCGTTGTCGTTCCACTTCCGATTCACGCCCTGCCACTGGAGGAGAAGGTTGTAGCCGCAGGGGAACCTCGGAGCCGCGTAGACTTTGTAGTCCGGGCCGACTGCAAAGATCCTATCGTCATCATCAAGCCCCCTGAACTTACAGTCATCCTCCGGCTCCGTGAGTAGGTAAGGCGGGCCACAGGCTTCGTCTCCCTCCAACCAGTAGTTACAGTACGGGCTGTCGTAGATTTGGTGCGATGGAGGATCTTTGGCGTTACAGAGGACGCACCTCTGCCGCTCCATCCAGCAGTCCACGGCGGCCACCGATGTCCGCTGGTAGTAGAGCTTCCGGCAGTCCTTGCCCGGCTTGTAGGCGAAAAGCTGCGTCACCTTGCCCACCGGACCTTGGAAGATCGAAGCCGCGCAGAACTCGTTCACGTCCGCCTTGCCAAAGAGCATGACGTTCATCGAGCGGAAACCTTCGATGAGAGTCTGGATGTCCGACAGCGCATTGCCCACCTGGTCCCTGAAGTATGGCGCTAACTGCTCCGCCAAATCCTCCGGCGCCACGAGTTCCTGCACTGTGGAACGAAAGGTGTCGAAGGGTTGGTATTCGATGGGCATTACTTCTTGGGCTCACTGATATTCGCCACTGGCGGCGTGAGGAACTGCGTCGGACTCGGAATCTGAATCGGGTCTGGCATCGGCGTGTCCTGCCTCCCGTTGAGCACTGTCCCATCCCTGCCCCTCTGCGGCTGGGCAAACATCCCATTGCGCCGTCCGCCAGGATTAGCGACGACCTCCACAGCACGCCGATCTTGGGGGAGCGGGATTGCTTTGAGTTCGTGCCGCTGATGCTGAAGCGGCTTCGAGCTGCCTTGCAAGAAACTCTCGGTCTCCTTTTTTTTTACCTCCACGTCGTACTCTTCCTTGGTGATACCGATGACGCCGCCGCGCTGCTTGGCGATGCACTTGTCGAGTTCGTGGATGAGGCTCTGGTCCTCCGTCGCAAGGAAGTCGAACCGGAAGGGTTGGCCGAAGATGAGGATGGCCTGCTCTGCAATCTCCTTACGGTAATATTTCATGGGCGCGATTTGATAACCAAAAGCCCCGAAGTTGCAAGGAGCAACTCCGGGGCGTGAGCACGAGCCGCCAAAGATTACTCGTAGATGTCGGAGTAAGGATAATGGGCCGTATCACCCTCTGGGATATTGTCGTTGAAGTTCTCGATGATCGCACTGTTCGCTGGGCATTCCACCACGGCGGTCCACATGAGCGAGTTCAAGGAAATCTCCTGTGTCGGGTTTTCCATCACGCAGGCGTAATCGGTATCCACCTTGGCCAGTGCCTCGATCTCGCCCGTGCGATGCACCTTGCGGTTGGAGCTGAGGATGCCCGGGTAGATCCCGGTGAAGTCGAGAATCCACAGGAAGCGGCCAGTGCTCTGGATGCCCTCGTCGTTAGCAGCCGATGCGAAGTCATCGAAGAACGGGTGCGTCACGATGCGGATCGTCACGATGGGGTACTGGAGCTTGTACTCGTCGTAGTTGAAGCCCAGCTTGCCCATCTGGCCCATCATCACCTGCTTGGTGTCGATGACGAATCGGGCTAGACCTTCGCTCCGGGTGTTGTAGTAGCGGATCATGCCGCGTTGGAACTGTTGCGCGGTGAAGCTGTCGGTGAAGATCTCGATTACATCGTTCGGGATGCCCTGGTCTCCGCGCGCCCGGTAGATGTCGTAGATGATCTGCTCGAAAAGCTCGATGAGGTTGAGTGTGTTGTTTTGCAGGTCGAACACCCTGCCGCATTCGGCGAGTTGCTCGTACACGCCAATCGCATTGGCGCGGCGCCCGACGCAGCGGCCTTCTCCTGGGAGGTAAAGTCCCTGAGTCGAGTTCGAGAACGTGACTATCTCATCAAGAGATCGGTAGGTGTTCAACGTCTGGTTGGCGCTGATCCGCTTGTTCCAGAAGAAGGAGTTGACCCACTCCCGCTGCTGAATCATTCCGAGCTGTCGATTCCGCTCGGCCGCATCGACATTGCCGAAGAGTCGGAAGTACTCATTGCCCTCCCTCAGCCGATTGAACCAGTGCTCGTAGAGTTGGTCCGTACACATCGTGTGCCGGCTTACCTGCCACCAGAACGGAACGTGCTTCCGGTCGTTCAGCGCCGGCCGATTGTAGCACCAGCGTTCCACGTCCTGAACATTATTGGTGCCGCGCACGAGGAAGGCCGCCGCGAGTGGTGAACCGCCAGTGAAACCAGTGAAGGCCGCCTTGGCTACCCAGCCAAGCGTGGAATTCTCTGCGGTAGCGGTGACGAGAATCGTGTCGTTGCCGCCGAATGTGGAAGTCTGAGCAGAGACCACGACGAACGAGCCGCGCAGCGCCGTGCCGGCCGACGTGCGAGCCATGACGAAGATCCGCATTCCCAGTACAAACCACCGCACGTCCAGCGGGATGTTGGTGCGGCTCCGCACATGGATGACATAGGTGCTTCCAGCCGAGTTGAACAGGTTCACCACGCTCCAATACTCCGCGTTTATGACGCTCCTTTGGTAGGCCAGAACGAAAGGATCCACCTCCGAGTTGCCGGGGCCAAGGGAGTTCGGCTTGATCGGTTTGTTCATCAGCCGCTTGTTCGACATCAGGAAGTCGTAGAGCCCGTTCTGCTTGGCGCCACACGCCTTGATTTCAAACTGCGTGGCTAGGAGGGCTTTGAGATCCCGAAAGTCGGAACCGTCGGTGAAGATAGAAGCCAATTCGTCGGCTTCTGCGGTAAACACATCGCAGCTAGTTACTGCGCCGCACTCATTGATGTTGTTCCCGATTGCCGGGAGACATTTCTCGAAGATATTTGCGCTGACAGCCATTGTGCATCGTAGCTGGGCCTGCGGAATTGCAGGTTAACAGCCGTGCATCAATGTCCCATTTGTCAACGGCCAAAGAGGATTTTTCCTGTTTTGCCCCACAGGTCGTCGAATGGGGTCTTCTTTCCTTCACCCTGAGTGTCGATCTTTGCGCCACTACCGACCGATGGAGACACCGGCTTTGTATCTGTGGTTGTGGTGGTTTCCTCTTTCTTCGTCTCGGTCGTTTTAGTCACATCCGACTTCTGAGCTTCCTTTGTGGTTTCCCCGTTCTTCGACTCCTTCGGGACATAGCCGAGTGCCGCCGCCACTTTTTTCCCGCGTTCCCGCTCTTTTTGGATGCGGTCTTTGACCTCGATTACCTTGTCCGCGACCATCTCAGAGATGAGGTGATCGGCCGTGAGGTACCATCTGCGCGCCTGCTGGGCCGGAGGCAGCTTCACGAACTCATTGCGTGAGGCGAAAATCCTTCCCCTGTCATCCGCCTGCCCGGCGTACTGCGCCTCCTTGTCGTAGAGGTAATCCAACCACTCCTTGTGGTCCCTGTTGTTTTTATGGTCGAAGGAGATTCGCTGCTGCGGGTCATCCACGAGGACTGCGGTTTCTATACGAGGCGCCAAGGCATTGAGAGCCTCGACCAAAGCATCGGCAGTGATTGGATCGTTGTCCTGTAACTTGGCGAATCCCTGCGGATCCTTGACGATCAGCTCGTGCGCTGTCTCGTCCACGTTCTTGGCAAGTAGCATGGCGACTGTGTTCACCGTCTGCGCTGCGGCGCCGGAGAGTTCACGTTTCGCTTCCCTCTCCTCGATGGCCTTCTGCTTCTCTTCGAGCTTCGAGACCTTCTGCGCAGCCTTGCGCTCGGCGATCATGTCGGCGCGAGCGTCAACAAACTCGTCGTCCGACCAAGGGCGCTCTATTGAGGCGTAGAACTCATTGTGGTCCTCGCCGGCTGGATCGAACACCTTGCCTGGGTTAGCCTGCTCCCAGCGTCGCGCGTAGTCCTCCACGCGGGCATGCTCTGCCAGTATCTTCTGCGGCGCGTCCTTGTACCTGGCGTCAATCGTGGCGAGGTGCTTGGCGATCTCGTAATCCCGCTTGTAGTCGTCCTGAAGGCTGTCTTCAGGACTCTCGCTCTTCGTCTGCTGCGTGGAAACCTTCGGCATGGCCGCCGTAACTGCCGCAGAGGCCGCTGCTGCCGCCGTTTCACCCATGATCCGCATGTGGTCGGCCGTGGTTGGCTCCACCTTCTTCTTCGTGACCACCGTTTTCTGGTCTTTCGTCTCAGTCTTGGCCGCATTCGTCTCAGTTTTCTCCTCTTTCGCCTCAGTTTTGACCTCTTCCTTGGCCTTTTCAGTGGTTTTCGTTCCATCCTTAGCCCTGAATTTGAGGTTCTGCGAGAGTAGGTCAGCCAGCCCTGAGAGGGGTTTGGTTTCCGTCTTCTCCCCATCTTTTGCGGTGGTCTCAGCGGTTTTCTCGGTCTTCGCTTCTGTCTCGTTACCCTTCTCGCCCTCTTTGGCCTCGGTCTTCTTGGTCCGCCGACTGAGCATCACGCTCATCTTGTGATTCGGGTCATCCTCGGGCGTCATCGGCTTTTCAACCGGAATGTCAAAGCCAGGCCGGTAGGCCCTTGTCGGTGCCTTCTCCGTGGTCTGGGTCGTTTCGGCGGTTTTTGTCTCTTCAGTGGTCGTGGTGGTGTCTGGTGGCATGGTGGTGCGTGCGTTATGGGCGTGGCTCCAGCTTTGCTGTGAACCATTCCACGTCTTTGGCTTCGATCTCTTCGATGATGTCGAGGGTTCTGCTGTAGTCGGCCGCTTTTCGGACGGCGGACTTCGTGTCGTCCTGGGCGATGTCGCTCAGATCACTGTAAAGCCCGGCATTCATGGCGTTTACCTGCTGCTCTGAGGCGTGTGCGCCGATGATGTGCTTGAGCAGAAGGAATCCCGGGTGAGCAAACAGCTCAGCGAGCCGCTTTCGCTGTTCCTCACTCACTGAGGCCCGGCTGAAAATGATGGTCTGGCGTGGTTGGCTCATGGGTTTACTCCCATCATGTCGCTACTTGGAGCGGGCTGAATGGCTGCCGTCATGGCACCTTCCAGTCCTTCAAGCCGCTGATTCAACGTCGCCAGTGCCGCGCCGAACTGCTCAATCTGTTGCTGTTGTACCTGATTCGTCTGGCTTTGCTGGGCCACGCCTTCTGCCACGGTGCTGAGCTGCTCACTGACTTGCTGGCCGGCCTGCTGTAGGGCTTGCGAAACGATCTGCACAGTCTGCTGCCCTGCGGCTTCGAGAGTTTTCTGCTGCGCCTCGTCCATCGCGCCCTTCACCTGTTCGGAGAACTTCGTCAGCATCTCACCGAGTTGCCCGGCCTGTTCTTCCTGCGAGGCATTCGGGTCGATGTTCTTGCCCTTCAGCCGAAACTCTTTTGGTAGTCCAAGGGCAATGACCATCTCATTCAACATCTGGACTAGCTGCACTGGCCCAACCGACTGGATGAGCACAGGATTGTTGGCGATGGCCACGAAAATCTTGCTCATCGCATCCGCAATCGCCGGGTTGTCGATTCGGTTATTCGCATCCCGAGTCGAGGCGAAGGCTTCGAGTTGCAGGGAGGACTTCGATCCCTTCACGGTTCGCATCGGATCGGGATCGTTCGGGTCCGCGCCCTCATCCTGGATCGTAAATCCAAGTTTCTCCATGAGCTTTTTGAACTCGGCCTCAGTGGCGGCGAAGGAAGAGGAAACACCCACCGTAATGCTGTCATCCGCATGCGCCATCGTGGCGTCGTAAATCGCACACTTCTTGGCGTAGACCGCATCGTCGATAAAAGAGCCAGTGAGTTGCACCCGGTTTGAGACGTACTGCTGGATGATTCGGCTCTCCGTCGCACTCTGCTCGTGAGTCGCCGGCTGACCGAGTTCCTGAGAGGAGAACTGGAGCACCCTCTCCAGCATGTCGAGCACCCCTGAAATCAGCGCCGCAAGTTCGGCTGTGTTGTGATGCGTAAGCTGCGGCGTGAAGAACGCCTCACGCTGGTTTTCGTTCAGCCTATACCGCTCGGTGGCAGAGAATGGGATGTACTGCCGGCCGCTGAAAGTTTTATTCCCAAGGTTCCGAAGCTCCTTCACCGCCTCCTCTGGCACCTTATCCTTGTCGTAGAACACCGGGTTCCGAAGGTTCTCTCGAACCGCCATGATCCACTGGCTGAAAAGATTCCCGATGTGATCCTGGAAGGGCAGTGCCTCCAAGGCCAGTGAGTTGAACCGGCTCTTGTTGAAGTCCGCGTCGTAGGCGGAGGTCGGGAGCTTATCAAAAGAGAGTGGCTCCGCGTAGAGCACCGCGTTGTCGCTGGCGAAGACAAAGCGAAACCACACCGGGTACTGATAGGTTCCTAGGCCCCATTCCTTCGGGATAATCCTCTGGAAATGCTGCGTCTTAAGAGCGGCAGCATCGTAGTCGTTCGACATGTAGTACGTGCTCGCAAGTTCTGACTCTCGATCCAGTGGTCCGGCGCCGCCGATGCCCCTCTTCGTAAGGTCTGGGAACCTCATTGCGCACGGAAAGACCTGCTCCAGGAAATCATTAGCGCCAGTGTCAAACCAGCCGACGGAGCCGAACGAAACCTTGTCCTTGTTCCAGTAGAGCGGATGGTTCTTAATTGATCCGTACCGGCACAGCTCCCAGTAACCAGCGAACTCGCAACCCGTGTTCGAGTTCAGCGAAGAGAGCCGGTGGTAGAGGTCGTAGTAAACACGACTTGGGTGAGGCAGGTTGAAACGAAGCCCCTCCCGGACGATCTTCTTCTCACCCTTCTCGTCCTCTTGATTTTCGACGAACCATGCCTCCCTCGGGAACTCGATGCAGAATCCGTAGTGGAGCGTTTGGAGGATGTGCTGCCGCAGGTCCGCCTTGTAATCGAACTGCGTGGATTGCTTCTGAACGAGCTGAGTCAGGATTTCGCAACGCGCTCGATTCTCTTTCGTGAATTGCACTGGCTCGTACTTGAGGAGTGGAACAAGATCCCGCTCATTGAAAAGCTTCGCCCAGCGGATCGTTACGTAGGCGATGACTAAGGGGACGAAGATGTTCGTGAAGACTGGCAGGTTGATGAGCTTCTTTGGCTTCCCGGATGCAGCATCGCAGCAAACCTTGCCGTCGGCTCCGATCTCATCTGGCAGCATGTGGGCCAGCCCCCAGGAGTTCACCGTATCCAGCACTGCCTTGTCGTCAGGCTTCGAGGAAAGAAGTCCCCTGAGCTGCGTGAAAGAAATCTGGTAGAAGTCCGTGTCCCTTGCCCAGTCGAGCGCGCGGAAGAGCCGATAATCCCTTCGATTTCGATCAATGCCGGCGCGGATCGAATCCCGCACCTGATCGCAGAGCTTCTTCACCATCGGCTTCTTCTCCGCGAAACCGTCCTCGATGGTGAACATCGGCTTCAGACTCTTCGGGTCTAACCCGTGCTCCTTGATGAGGCGTTGGTAGGGAACGGCCATTTACAAACCCACCATTTCCACTGAAAGCGCACCAAAAGCAGAGCCTTTTACTCCGTGAAAGTTTTTCCCAATCAGCACGCCCTTCACTTCGCATCGGCCGCCGCCGCGATTCTCGTCAGCTTGGATGTGAATTATCTTGTTCGTTGCAGATCGAAAACGGAATGCGCTCAAATTCAGTTGTTCAATGTTGAGGACCAGCGGCAGCCCATTCTCCAGCAGGTAAAGCTCAACAGCTTTTGCGAAGTCGTTATAGTCTGGATCGCCAACGAACACAGTCGAAATCCCTCCCTCTGGCAGTGCGTCGATCAGTTCCACAAGAGACAACTCCTGTCCCTCAAGGTCAAATTCTATTGCGGTTTTATCATCCATACCTACCGCTCAGTATTTAACCTGCACCGCTGGCTTGGATTTTGGTGATGGAGCTTCTTCGGCCTCGACGGCTGCTTCCTCAGTCGGAGTTTCCGCGCCTTCCGTCTCGTTCGTCACCTCGGCGACACGAAACGTGGATGTTGCGGGGTCGGATGCGATTTGCTCGATGCGAAGAGCGACTCGGTACTGAGCGCCATTCTTCCAGGCAGTCACCATCTGGTCCACTGCTTCGTCACTTCGGTCGAGAATAAGTGTTGAGGCCATAATTTTTGCTTTCAGTTCGCAGCGCAGCATCGCATGAGGCCGCGTCTAACATTGTTAAATTCACGTTTTATCTCACCCGCCCGCACAGAGATCCTCGCGATACGTTCTGAATCCGGAGCGTCCTTCAGCGCCTCTTCTGCTAGCTTGTCTACCATCAAGGACCATTGCGACCAGAGCTTGTTAGCTAGCGCCTTCGCCTCAACGTGCTGAGCGCAACTCATCTTGTCATCTTCTACGTAGTAGTGGCTGGCCATGATTTATCGTTGTAGTCCGAAGGAAGTCATGCACCCTTTCTGGGAATGATCAAGACCAATGAGCGGGGTTTCGTTTACGACGACGCCAAGGCCGCAATGTGGCTTCCACCGGTCAATCCCAAGCAGTTCGAGGTTTTCAACGACTTCCACAGGTATCTTCTGGTGCACGGCCCGCGCATGAGCAGCAAGACCTGGGGCATTCTCCACTGGACACTGCGTCATGCCTTTGACGTTAACGGGTCAATGTTCGGAATCGTTTGCAAGACGATCAAAAACGCGAAGGCGTCTGGGGTCTGGACGCTCCTCTGCAATGTGATGCTGCCGTTCTGGGAGAAAGGTATCCCGCCCGAACGATGGGAGTCGTGGATGCCAGAGATGTGGAAGCACGGCTGCCCTGGCTTCAAAGTCGTCGAAGGCCCGAAGACCACGGGCGACACCAAGATGTCGTTCGTCCGGATTCGCAACCGCCACGGATCGATCTCTGAGATTCAGTGTCACTCCCTGGAACACGCTTCTGAGGTGGAGGCAAAATTCAAGGGGCCGTTTTACTCCGGCTTCTGGCTCTCGGAGTTCGATCAGTATTGCGACCGTCACGCCTTCGACATCTTCTGCGACGCTCTGCGAATGCCAGGCGTCCCGTACGAGCAGCACAAAATTATCTGCGACTGCAACCCGCCAGAGAGCGGCCCGAACAACTGGATGCACGATCTCTGGTTCAAGTTCCTCGATGCGCCAGCTCCGGAGGACGAGCCAGAGGCCGACAAGATTTTCCGCGAGGGCCTTCACAAGATCCTCGTGATGATCGAGGATAACCCTCAACTCGACTCACGCCAGAGAGACGAACTCTACGCGAGGTACCGAAAGCGCGTGACGCTGTTCAATCGCTACTGCAAGGGCATCTGGGAACAGGACATCACAGATGGATTCTTCTCGGACGTTTACGACGAGGGGATTCACATTTTAGGTAAGTGTGATGGGCCACCAGAAGAACGCAGCGCCATCGTTCCGACGCCGGCCTGCAAGGTTCTTCTCAGCGGTTGGGATGCTGGCCTCTCCAAGAATCACTCGTTCCACATCGTCGAGAAGATCGTCAACGAAGTAGAGCAGGAAGGGATGAGGCGAAAGCTAGTCTCCTTCGCAGCCCTCGACGAGTTCGTCATCATCGCCACCTACATGTCGATCAAGGAATTCACCTGGGAGTGCCTCCGCAAAATCAAGTTCTGGACCGACTGGCAACTCAAGCACCACAACGTCGTCATCAAGTGGCGGCACTGGTCGGACACCGATGCGTTCGAGAGGCGCGCGGCGGCGGATCGAACCACAGCCTCCATTGTGTTTGAAGCATCTGGAGGGCAGATCGACCTCGCTGGCGCTCCCAAGTACAAGAACGGCCCCCGTGAGCGGGTTCAGCTTTTATGGCAACTCCTCTACGAAAAGCGCGCCTTTATCTCCGCTCAACTCACGGCAACGCGCACCATGATCGCAAATCTCAGGGAGGGCACCGGCAGCGACTACGTGAAGAAGGATCGCCACAAGCACCCTTTCGATTCGCTCACCTACCCAATGATCGCAGAGGCCCCGGCCGACATGGTTAAGAGCGCGGAG